AGTCCGTGCTTTTTTTTCATTTTGTTTCTCCATTTTTTCTCGAGCAAGATCTAGTCTTTTGTCAGATTGCTCATCATTTGTTTCTAATTTTAATCTATCAAAGTCTAATCTTTCATCAAACTGACCCTCTTGATTTTCTATCTTCATATTACCCTCTTCAGCACGTCTTTGTAAGTCCATAGCTCTTAAATCTAATTCTCTTTGCTTTAACATAACAACAGGATCTTGTTTTTGGTTATCCATCATAGTTTCATTCTGTGCAAGCTCTGCAGTTATCTGTGCAACTCTTTTTGCAACCTCTGAATCAAAAATTGCTCTAAATTGTTGTTGATTTTGTTGCATCAACTCCATCATTTGTGGATCTTGTTGCATCATAGACATAACTTCAGCAGAAGCTTTCATAGAAACGTGTTGAGAGATGTGTCCTTGTAAGTTTGCATAGACCATAGGGTTAATTTGCACCATTCTAGTTCTCATAAATGCAGAATGCGCTGCAATATGTGCATCATGGTCTTGTTCTGGGAAAGCTGTCATTGGTAATGACTGTAATGCTTCCATATTTTCTATTGCAGGGTCTTTTGGAAACGGTTTTGGGTCTGGTTTTAGTATTTGAGGTATTTCTTTAGTACCTAAAGCTTCATAAACACGTCTGTAAGCCTCATGTAAGTTGTGAATTTGTGGATTTGACTGTGCAATTTGCAATTGTGTCTGTGCTAACGTCACTCTTTGCGACATTGAGAAAATATTTGGGTCTGCAACCGGTAAAATATCTACTCGGTCGTCAAAATCTTGTACTTTAATGACTCTCTCAGCCCCGTAGACTGCGTATGGATACTCAGGAGGTAGGTATTCCGATATAACTTTACCTAAAAGTTTAAATTCTTGCTTCATTGCATAATAACAACGCTTATGAATAGCTGACATTACTCTAGAACCTCTTTCTAGAAGTGCAATTGTAGTACCAACTGCTGCCGCTTGATTGCCATCACCTACTTGCTGATCAGCAATTGATGCAAATCTTCTTCCTGCATCTACACAAAAACCTAGGAGGTTAAATAAAGTTGTGCTTGGTTCTTTAAAAGGTAGTAATTGAAACTGATCTCTAATATTTCCGCCAGGTGCATCTACATCTCTAAACTCTCCAGGCTGAATTGGTTGGTCATCATCTCTAATTCTCATTCCTCTAGATTTAAATCCAGCAGGTAAGTTAGATAATGTTCCAGCGTCTAGTAATTGTCTTAGTGCAGTAGTTGCTGTTCGTGACAGGCCACCGATCATGTGAATTAATCCAAATCCATAAAAACCTAAACCAGGTAAAAATTTGTAATGTGAAAAATATTCTTTTCTTGTAAATTTAGCATCGTCTTCTGCATAATTTCTATAGATAGATAAAATCTTTCTTGTAGATTCTTCTATGGTTACAATGTAAGGAATTTTAATATTAATTTTATCTTCTTCGTTTTCTGCAATGTAATCTGATAAATCTAAATCAACATGCATTTCTAAAACGTTATAAATATAATCATTTGTTTCAACAGGCTTAACACCTTCTAACTCATTATACTTATCTTGAATTTTGTTTTCTTTTTTCTCTGGCTTCATTAGATCTACTTCTTTGTAAAATCCTGTAGCCATTTTTTTTAATAAATCATTTTCTGATTGTTTTAATACGTGTGTAATTCTAGGAGCATCTTTTAAGTCAGTTGCAAAATAAGGTACAACTAAATCTTCTGCAGGAATAAACTTAGATACTGCTCTTTCCATCAAAGCATCATAATATATTTTTTTAAATGCAGATCCTGCTAATGGTAGATAAAATAATAACTGATCAAACTCTGGAGTATATTCTTCCATCTTTTCCATAATCTGGAAATTCATAAAATCTTTTACTCTTTCAGCTTGTGCTTCTACTGTTTCGTTTTGTACTCCAACAATTTTAGTTTTTACTGGACCATCGCTTGGAAGTAATTCTTTATAAGCTTGGGCTTGAAACTGAGTAACCGCTTCTGACAATAGAGGGTGAGTAACATTGCTTGCTCCTTTGAATGGTTGAGTAGTTGACTTATATTTAAATCCTAAAAGATCTAAACCATTTCTATAGGTGTCTTCCCATTCTTTTCTAGATTCTTTATCACTTTGATATTCAGAAATTAAATCTGATGCAAGTTGTGATAATGCTTTGTCATCAATTGTCTCTGCAATATTTGCATAGAAATCCTGTTCAGCTTCTTCAGTTATCTCTTCACCATCTTCTGGTGGTAACTCAACAACTGCTTCTTGCTCAACATCAACTTCTTCGTTGATTGGGTTATCAGTTTCAATAGCCATTAAATTATTAAGTAATTAATGTTTTTTTATTTCTTCCTAATTTACAAGATGTTTTAACGTATTTACCTGTGCTAGCTTTCATCATTCCGCCAGCTTTAGCTCCACCAAACATTTCCATACCTGTATTTGTTCTAGATAAAACTTTATCAGCTAGTGTTCCACCTTTAGAAGATGTAGCATTTTTTCCTGGACCCATATTAAGAACTTTAGTTGCCGCAGCACCTATTTTCTTCATAATATTTGTGTTTGGTTTTTTCATTGGTGCTTTAACACCTTTGTAAGCCATGTTTGATGTCATAAGTTTTCTTGCTCTTGCCATACGATCACCTTTTGGTAATCTTGCGCCACCTGCAGCTCCTGAAGATAAGAATTTATCTGATCCTTTTCCTGCCATAGCTTTACTTGCTAAATAGGCTGCACCGGCAACTGCTGCCGCTTTACCTACTTTTTTTAATTTCTTTTTTAGACTCATAATATTCCTCCTATAGAATTATCCGTACAGTGTAAAGCATTTTGTATATAAAATCTATAATAGGGGTTTAAATAAGTTTGTCTTATCTACAAACCCACCTACGTTCATATAAGCTTTCATTGGCAATAGAAACTTCTTCAAGACATCATCTGATGCTATAAATGTAGGAACCATTTCATATAGATCTGGATTCTCAGCACCTATTTCTTTAATAAGATATCTAATACTTCCACTTTCTCCAAAGTTATCCTTATCTCTTATTTTTAGTAAATCTTCTGCCTCATCTAATGTTCTAGCAGCACCTACATGGTCTTCAAATATATACTGATCCCCTATTTTTTTATTGTAATGTTTTCTACCTAATCTTACTACATCATCACTACCCTTCATGGTAACTTCTTTAATTATTTTAAAAGGTTTATCTGGATTACTTTTAGGCATAGGTGCTATTTCAAACTTAGCTCCATATTGATTAGCTAATTTTTTTAAAGGTGCAACCATTGTAGCTAACTGACTTGTTTTTTTTAATCTTCCGTTAGCATCTCTAATTACTGCTTTACCATCCATTAAGCCGTAGTTAATCTCATCTCCAAGTTTACTTGTTCCGCCAGGCATCTTAATTCCTTTGTTCATAGAAGAAGGTACAATAGATAAAGCATTAATATTTCTTTCTGCCATCGTTCGTAACATACTCTTTGCCACATAATCTGGCCAAGACTTAGATAATGGAGCTGCTGTCGTTTCTTCTATTTGTGATCCTTGTAATAGTTTAGACATTCCAGATTTTTCTAATTGACCTATCTCATAATTAACTCTTGCTAGTTCTTGTCTTTGTGATCTAGTTAAACCTGCTATCCCTCTACCAAGCTCTTCATAAGGAGCTCTTTTTTCTAGCAACTCATCTCTTTGTTTTTTTAATATCTTAACTGCACCATCTGTATTAAATGGATTTTTTTTATTTGCAAAATAACTTTCTCTAGTAGATTGAGAAGAACTAAACTGTGGTGAGTGTACGTCTGTCTGTGCTTCAGATACTCTTAAATGTCTTGAACCTAATTTAGGATTAGGTAAGTCATCATATCTTATAAAACCTATTTCATTATCTACATAGTGAGGACTATCTATATTTTTAAATCTACCACCTTTAACATTAGGAACTGCTCTAGCAAAATAAACAACATCTTCTGTGTAGTTTTCTCCAGCTTGTACAGCGTAACTTGTTTGACTTTTATAAGCAGGAAAATATCCAGAGTTACTTGATTTATCTCTTCTAAATTTTATAGGTGCAGGAAGTTCTATTCTCTTACCATATTTATTATAATCACCAACTGACTTATTAAAACTTTGTAGTATTCCTGAAAAATCTTGTGGATTATCTACTTCTCTTCCTAACTTAATTAATTTATCTTGTATTGCTGTATAATTAGTTGAACCTATAATACCTTGTTGATTTTCTACATCGCTAACTAATACTCTTAAATCTCCAGCAATATCTGATACTAATTCATCTGATTGAGTAGTTTTATTTGGAATCTTATTTGAAGCAGTTTTAAATTGTGTAAATACATCTAACATCTCTGCTTCTGGATCTCCTCTAACTCCGAATCTTAAAGTCTGTAAACTGTTGATAGGAGAATTTCTAACCATACTTAATAAAGTATCTCTATCGATTGGAATGTTTTGATCATCCATAACTTTTAGAAAACCATCTACACCTTTACCTTGTTTATCAAACTTAATTAAATTTAATTCTTCTAACTCATCAGGTGTGACTCTACGAGAGACACCGGCTAACGGACCTGTTGAAACTTTAAGATCTGCTCTGTTTGCTTTTGTTAACCAATCTGTCCACTGCTTTGCTGTACCTTTATCAAAAGGTGCTTCCATAACTCTATCAAAAGTAGAAGAACCTACTAGTGGATTAACATCTTTATAACCTTTACCTTGAGTAAAAGGAATGTTTTGTACTTCACCAATTCTTGAACGACCTACTGTAGCTAACTCTTTGCCTGGCGCTAAAACTAATTCAGAGGATTGTCCGGTGGCCGTTGGTATATCACCTATCTCCTCTACTGCTTTGTTAGGTGTATAAGTTGTATTTGTTTTTGGTGTCTTACCGAATGGTCTTAGAAAAGATTTGATTCCAGGTATTCTTCTACCAAGAGCAGTTGCTCCAATTACAGTAGCACCG